CTTCCTGATTACAAAGAGATATTCGCGGCAAAGGAAAAGGAGCTCACAGAGCAAGGGTACACCGTCATGAACCCAGCGGTGCTTCCTTATCCGGGATTCGAACACCATGAGTACATGCACGTATGTAAAGCGATGATTGATGTGTGCGAGTTGATTCTGTTTCTGGATAACTGGACAGACAGTGAAGGCGCAAAGCAAGAACTCGCATATGCATTTGAGAAAAACAAAGCCATATGGCTAGATGAATTCACTGAGAAAATGATAAAAAAGATACTCGAGGGCGAAGCGCCTGAGGGTTCTAAAATTAAAGGACTCATAGGGAGAATGAAGCAATGAAGAAACCGGATCCTAAATTTGGAATGATTTATATATGCAGGTTATGCCAGAAAGAAATGCCTGAAGACGAAGAGAAGAGCACACGCAAAGAAGTGCATCTCAAGGATGACTGTCCATGTGGAGGCAAAGGGGTGATGAAGTTCAATGGCTAAGTATTTCATTTGTGACAATAGTGGTAACCGCATAGAGGGCACGTTTGAAGAGATGAAAAGCAAGTTATCTGAATTGGTAGAAGGTAATCGAAGGGTAAGCGACAAGAAATGGGAAGAGATTCAGCTGCTCGAACCAACGGGCTTACCGTTCAAGGTTGTTGGGATGACATTTTTTAAGGAGGTTCAGCATGAATAGAATCCAAGCCGTACTGAATGAGGTTGGCTATACTATCATCAATTTAGAGGAACTTACAGCACGTTGCCCAGGGAGCTACATAAAAGGGATGCCTCGTGTTAGTGAAGCTGATAGTGGATGCTCCAACGATTGCAGATGGTGCTGGGAGAGCGAGGTTAAATATTGAAAGATCTAACGGGCGAAGAAGTCGATGAGAATAAATACTTTCTGAATGTAGACTTGCCAAGCAAGAGACCGACTATAAAGTCAGAATTTAGACGGATGCATGGCTTTAAAAATGGGCTACACTGTAAGAACTGCAATCACTTCTTAGAAGGCCACTACAGAGGCAAAGTGTTCTTCAAGTGCCAAAAGATGGGGTTGTCTCATTCTGTAGCGACAGACATCAGGAAAAGTGATATTGCGTGCAGTTTGTATGATGAAAGAGAGGGTGAGCGATGGTAAGTTATAACCCAGTAGTGCAACTTAAAGCAGAGTTAAGACCATGTAAAGTAAAAGGCAAAAACGCTTTCTTTCATAAGTGGTCAGATGTAAGTAGTATAATTCCACCTTCAGCAATGGTTGGTGGTCACACAGGAGGAACAGTCAGTCGAACGATTGGGATTATAGAATATATTGAAAGTGGTGTCGTGCACGAGTGTTTCCCTACCGAAATAATATTTCTAGACACCAAAGAAAAAGCAACGGGTTTTTGTTGGGACGATAGAACGGCAGACGATTACAAGACAGCGTTAGTTATAGGCAAGACGCAACATGACGCAGAAAACATGGTTAAAAATTTAGGTTTGGTAGGATTCAAAACCATATTAACGAGAGGTGAAGAAAATATAAATAATCTTGAAGGCATAAAAGCTGATAGAGTTTATATTTACGACGATTGCACTAACCGTGCAAAATGTTTCGCCCAAACGTTCGTACAAAACGTTATCTATGGCGCAGTGTGGGTGATAAAACGAGATAAAGAAAGTGAGCAAGCGTGATGAGTGAAAATATAAAAATTAATGAGTTTGCAAAAGAAGTGCATCAAAATGCAATAGAACACGGCTGGTGGGATGAAAAACGCACGTTTGGTGAAATTATTGCACTATGTCATTCTGAATTATCAGAAGCACTTGAGGAACATAGAAACCAGCGACCAAATATGTACACAAATTGCAAAAATGAAGATTTAAAAGCAAAAGGCGGTGGGGGATGCGGAGTATGTGCCTATTGCTCAGCCAATAAGCCTGAAGGTATAGCGACTGAACTGGCAGATTGTATCATTAGGATCCTCGATTATTGCGCGTATGAAGGCATTGACATTGAACAGGCCATTCAGATAAAGCATGAATATAACAAGACAAGGCCTTACAGGCACGGAGGTAAGCGAATTTGAATAGTGTAGTATTAAACGGAAGAGCAGCGAGAGATCCTGAATTAAGATTTGTACCAGGTTCAGGCATGGCGGTTGCCAATGTGACCATGGCCATCGATAAAGGATTGTCGCGAGAAAAAAAGCAAGAGTTTGAGGCACAGGGCAAGCCGACAGCTGACTTCATTAGAATCGTCGTGTGGGGTAAGCAAGCAGAGAACTTATCTCAATATGTATCGAAGGGAAAACTCTTCGCAGTGCAAGGTTCAATTCAATCGAGCTCGTATAAGAGCTCAAGCGGAGAAACCAGATACACAACAGAAGTGCTTGCTAATCGTGTGGAGTTCTTAGAGTGGGGAGAAAAGTCGAACCAAAGCAAAGACGATTTCAGTTTTGGCGCAGGAAACTTCGAAGACTTTCAACGATTAGAAGATGACGATGATGTACCGTTTTGATAAAAGATAACTACTCAGGGGGTCAATTTGGATAAAGCAGATTTAAGAGAGTACTGGTGGAAACGTAAGAATATTGAGAGATTAACAGAGACACTGGAAGAACTTAAGGCATTAAGGGAATGCCAATCACCAAGACTATCCGATGAGCCAAGAAGTGGTGGAGTCAAAGATAAGATTGGCGACCTTGTAGTGAAGCTGGATGAAGTAGAGTGCGAGATCATGAAGAAGCTGAAAGAAGCTTATGAGGCTTTATCAGCGATTGAGAATGCAATCGAGGTATTGCCAGAGAGAGAGCAATTCCTGATCAGGCTCAGATACATTCAGTTTAAGGACTGGCCAGAGGTGTGTGTCACGATGAATTATGGATGGAGTCAGACACACTCAATCCATAGAAACGCTCTCAGATTACTTGGAGCTCAAAAGACCGTACACAATCGTACAAAGTAATGACGTATAATTAAATCGTAAAGATATGAAAATGAATCATATCAATAAATCCAGTGCCATCGCGAGTTGATCGTGGTGGCATTGTTTATGTGCATAGGAGTTGTGACCTTAAATGTTCTCACACAAATCGCAAAAATGGAAAAATAAGAGAACGATTATCCTTAAAAGAGATAGCTATTTGTGCAAGGAATGTGCAAGATTTGGAAAGCGAACAATCGCATCTACAGTACACCATATTTTTCCTGTGGAATTATTTCCAGAACTGGCTTTCGTGAATATAAACCTAATTAGTTTATGTGAGAGCTGCCACAACAAGATGCATGACAGAATTACAGACACGATTACTGAGACCGGGAAGCGTTGGCAATTCAAGATATCCCCCCACCTCTCAAACCATAATTTTAATACTTAGAGGACCGGAGGGGGGAGCTTTCTCCAATAGAGCGCATCTCAAAAACTTTTTTTTGGAGGCAAAAATGGAAATTATCGACGAAAAATTAATCGATGAAAAATCGAAAAAATCCAATTTGCCAAAAGCACCACCTGGTAAAACGAAAATTAAGAAGGCTACTATCAAGGACATGGAAGAGCTTGGCGTCTACCGTAAGGAGTATGGCAAGATCATCGACATGTATGTGGAGCTGGTTTATCAGTACAATGTATTGACCTATCGATTTGAGGTGAGTGACTTTAAATATGAGGAGCCTACGGCACAGGGTGGATCCAAGAAAGCCCCTTTAGTATCCACACTCGAAACATTAAGAAAAGACATTCTGGCATATTCAGACAGGCTTTGCTTAAATCCTAAATCGGTTGACGGCATTAAGAAGCAACCAAGGAAAAAATCAAAGCTAGAATCGGCCATCGATAGTATGCGATGACTGAATATACCAATTACATCGAGGTAATGGACTACGCTACTAGCATAGTTGAGGGGCGCAAGCTTGCGTGTCCAGAAATAGTACAAGCTTGTGAGCGATTCTTCCGGGATTTAAAAAATGAGAAGTATGAGTTTAATCCGAAGGACGCCGATTTCGTAATCGGCATAATCGAAAAGACATTCGTACACGAAAAAGGCGAGCTGATCGACGGAACACCGTTGAGAGGAAAGCCTTTTTTATTACTGCCATTTCATAAATTTCAGATTTACAACATCTTAGGTTTTTTTCGTAAGGGAACACGGATTCGAAGGTTCAAAGAAGCGTTCATATTCATTCCGAGGAAGAATGTTAAGACCACCTTCGCGGCAGCGCTAGCATGGGCATTAGGGATTCTGGAAAGAAAAAGTGGCAGTACGGTGTATATCGTCGCTGCCTCCATGAACCAAGCGCTTCAAAGTTTTAAGTTTATCCACTACAACGTCAAAGCCATGGGTGAAGAAGAGGAGTTTAGGATCCTCGACAACAACCAAGAGCACTCGATGTTTAGAGAGTTTTCTGAGGGGTCTTTATTCATCCAAGCCTTAGCCGCTAACCCTGATAAACAAGACTCGTTCAACTGTAATATCGCGATAGCGGATGAGCTTCATGCTTACAAAACTGCTAAGCAGTATAACGTCATCAAAGAAGCGATGAAAGCATACACGAATAAGTTGATGATCGGGATATCGACAGCTGGCGACAACATGAACTCATTTTGTTATAGGAGACTCCAGTACTGCAAAAAGATTCTGGATGGTACCGTAGTCGACGAACAGTATTTCGTTTTCATCGCCATGGCAAGTCCTAAAGAAGTTGGGATGGACATCGATTATCTTGATCCTAAAGTTCATGAGATGGCCAATCCGGGTTATAACCAGAGCATTCGCCCTGATGACATCATGAACGATGCTCAGCAGGCATTAAATGACCCGCAGCAAAGAAAGGACTTTTTCGCAAAATCTCTAAATGTGTTCACTGCTGCACTCAAAGCATATTTCAATGTGGAAGAGTTCAGACGGTCAGATGGCTGCTATCATTGGACACTTGAGCAGCTTGCGAAGCTACCAATCAAATGGTACGGTGGCGCGGACCTTTCAAAGCTTCATGACTTAACGGCAGCTGTTCTTTATGGTACCTACGAAACGATAGTGGATGGCGTGAAGAAAGAAATCGATATCATCATCCCACATGCGTGGTTCCCGATAACAGAAGCTCATAAAAAGGCAGAAGATGACGGAATTCCGCTGTTTGGTTGGCTTGATGATGGATGGCTTGATATGTGCAACACACCAACAGTAAATACTGATGATGTCGTAAAATGGTTTATTCAAATGAGAAAGTTAGGATTTCAAATTAAACAAGTTGGCCACGATAAGAAATTTGCGCGTTCGTTCTTCACAGCGATGAAGAAGGCAGGCTTCTTAATCGTCGATCAGCCGCAATATTTCTATAAAAAGTCTGAAGGTTTTAGACGCATCGAAATGAAAGCAAAGAACAAAGAGCTGTATTATATGCATGCTGAGCCGTTTGAGTACTGCCTAGTGAACGTCAAGGCAATCGAGAAAACCGATGACATGATTCAGTATGAAAAAATCGGTGAGAATGACAGAATTGATATTTTTGACGCGTCAGTATTTGCGTGTGTGAAAATGCTAGAAGCAACAGAAGCATCATCCAATGCAAAGGATTTTTTCAAGTGATAAGGAGGCACATGTGTCTAAGTCAAAAAGGAAAAACAGAGGTTCAATGAGACCTGAGCAAAAGACGAGGTCAGAGCCTGCAAGTGTTGCGTGGCTGACATCTTTAGATGCATATGAGACATTATGCGCATCAGGTTATACGAGGTTAAGTCAAAACGCAGAAGTGAAGATGGCTGCAGTGAAAATCGCGGACCTTGTGAGCTCGATGACGATTCACCTTATGGAGAACACGGAGAAGGGTGATGTGAGAGTCAAGAATGAACTTTCAAGAAAGCTGGACATCGAGCCCTATTCACTCATGACCAGGAAGATGTGGTTATTCAATATCGTTTATACCATGCTCCTCGATGGCGATGGCAACAGTGTTGTTTTTCCAAAGTACTCACCTGATGGATATTTAGAGGAACTCATCCCGCTGAAACCATCAAGGGTCCAGTTTCTGGATACTGCTCAGGGCTATCACATAGCCTATCAGGGCAAGAATTACAACTATGATGAAATCATGCACTTCGCAATCAATCCTGATCCTGAAAGGCCGTGGATTGGCACTGGATATAAGGTTGAGCTTAAAGATATCGCAAACAACCTTAAACAAGCCAACAAAACTAAAAACGCTTTCATGAGTGACAAGTGGAAGCCATCTGTAATCATATCAGTCGATGCAGTGGTGGGCGACATGGCCGATGAAGCAGGGCGCGACAAGATTTTGAGCAACTACATCAGCAATAATGGAGAAGGCAAACCTTGGGTAATTCCGGCAGACATGATCAAAGTAGACCAAGTGAAGCCACTATCCCTAAATGACTTGGCCATTAATGATGCAGTACTCATCGATAAACGAACCGTAGCAGGCATCTTTCAGGTACCTGCTTTTTTCTTGGGTGTCGGGGAGTTCAAAAAAGAAGAGTATAACAGCTTCATTAACACCAGAATCATGTCAATCGCCAAAACCATCGAACAAACGATTACGAAATGCATCATCATCAATCCGAACTGGTACGTAAAGATGAATCCGCGTAGCTTATACGCCTATGACATCAAAGAACTCGGTGAGTTAGGCGCCAATATGTACACAAGAGGCATCCTTACAGGCAACGAAGTAAGGGATTCAATTGGCTACTCACCGATGGATGGACTGGATCAATTGATAATTCTAGAAAACTATATTCCCGCCGGAATGATAGGAGACCAGAAAAAACTTAAACAGGAAGGAGGGGAAACATAATTGACTAGAGAGATTTTTCAAACGCGAAGTATTACCTCGAAGCTACAGACGCGGGCTGATGCGGATTCAACAAAAAAAATTATCGAAGGTTATTTTATCGTATTCAACAAGCAAACGGAGCTTTGGCCTGGTGCATATGAGATTATTCACCCTGATTCGTGCAACAACACGTTGTCAAACGACATCCGGGCGCTGATCAACCATGAGCATCGCCTAGTACTAGGACGAAACAAGACAAGCACACTTACCCTGCGAATCGATTCGTTTGGTGTTTGGGGTGTTATCGAAGTAAATGAGAATGATGTCGATGCCATGAATCTCTATGCAAGAGTTCAAAGAGGTGATGTAGACCAATGCTCTTTCGGTTTCAACATCTTAAGAGAGGAAACGGATTGGCGTGATGACGGAACAGTGCTTTGGACCATTATGGAAGTTGATCTTCATGAAGTATCAGTAGTGACGTTTCCGCAATACGAAGAAACAAGTGTTCAAGCGGGAGTTCGTGAACGAAGAGACGAAGTCAAAGAGTTCAAAGCCAAGCAACTGGCTCATAGAAAACACATGTTGAAAGAAAGGATGAAAAAATGCTAAGACAATTGATTTTGAATAAGCAAATCAAAGAAAAAAGAGCTGCTTTAGAGGCGTTAGCGGAGCAAGAGCGTTCTCTTGCTACACGAGAAGCTCAGATGGAAGTTGCAATCGAGCAGGCTAGTTCTGATGAAGACATGAAAGTTGTGGAAGAAGAAGTCGGCCTTATCGAAAATGAGAAAAGTGAGTTGAATCAAAAGAAATCCAAGCTTGAAGGTGAAATTGCTGATCTTGAAAAGGAAATCGAAGTCCTTAACAGCAAGACACCAATCAACGAATCAACTGAATCACGAAGCAAAAAAACTGAAATCACTGTAGTGGGAGGAAGAGAAATGAGAGTAAATGGCTTATTTAGAGACATGTCGTTCGAACAAAGGGCTGCGCTTGTTGCTAGAAGTGAAGTTAAAGAGTTACTTGATCAAGTGAGAGCCCTCGGGGCATCAGGTCAAACTAGAGGCGTAACGAATTCAGAGCTTACGATTCCTGAAGTGCTTTTAGACCTTGTTAGAGATAACGTCGAGAAGTACAGTAAGCTCATCGGTAAAGTGTCGATGAAGCCTGTTAAAGGTACTGCTAGACAAAACATCGCCGGTACTATTCCTGAAGGCATCTGGATGGAAGCAACCGGAAAGCTTAATGAGCTCGACATCTTATTTAACCAAATCGAGTTTGATGGCTATAAGGTTGGTGGATTCATCGCGATTCCAAAATCAACTTTAGAAGACAGTGACATGAATCTAGCTGCTGAAATTCTCGAGTCACTTGCGCAAGCAATCGGCTTAGGCATCGACAAAGCAATCGTTTATGGTACTGGAAAGAAAATGCCACTTGGTATCGTAACACGTTTAGCACAAACCGCAAAACCTGCTGACTGGCCAGAAAAAGGACCAGATTGGACCGATCTCAGAGCGACAAACCTTAGAAAGTTTTCAGGTTCTGCTATGACTGCCGAGCAGTTTTTCTCAGCACTTGTCACTAACCTTGCGTTTGCGAGAGTTAACTACTCAACTGGTGGTACAATCTGGCTGATGAACAGAACGACCAAAATGGCGCTTATGGCTAAAGCATTAGGGTTTAATGCTGCTGGCGCGCTTGTGGCTGGCATGAACAGCACAATGCCATTGGAAGGCGGAGAAATTATTGAGCTGCCATTTATTCCAGACAATGACATCGTTGGCGGTTTCGGATCACTTTACAAACTCGTTGAACGCGCGGGGATGTCACTCGCTCAATCAGAGCATGTTCAGTTTATCGAAGACAACGTGGTCTTTAAAGGCACCGCAAGATATGACGGCAAACCAGTGTTTGGTGAAAGCTTCGTGGTTGTCAATATTAACAACGTTGCTCCTACAACCACTGCGACGTTTGCCCCTGATAATGCAAATCCACAGGATGCTTACTTGTCTGAAATTAAGGTAGGTGCATTATCATTATCTCCAGCGTTTAGTGGTGCTGTAGATACGTATACTGTGGCAACCACTTCAGCAACAAATGCAGTGTCTGCTAAGCCGCTCAACGCTAAAGCAACAGTAGCGATCAAAGTGAACGACGTGGCGATCAACAGCGGTGATGCTCCTACTTGGGAAGCTGGCGCAAACACAGTTGAAATCACTGTCACTCTTGGTACTACTTCTAAGGTGTACACAGTAACCGTCACTAAATCCTAATAGGAGGCCTTAATGGACACTGAATTGATTTTGACCTTAACAAAACAGAGTCTTGGCATTAGACATAATCAAAGAGACTCACTCGTGCAAGCGATAGTCAATGGTGTCGTAGAGGAATTAACAGGTGAGAAGGGATTGGCGCTTGATAGTGCCAATCCTCAACACCTGATTTTTTGCGTTGACTATTCTGTGTTCAGATATAAGAACCCTAAAGAAGGGATGCCTCGTGACCTCAAATTCAGGCTGCATAATATGATGCTTCACGTTGGGGGGAGTCAGAATGCTTGAGTGTATCATAACTCTCGTTAAGTACAATAGAACATCAAATGGCGCTGACATTGAAGAAGTAGAAGATGATAGTTACGATTTAGTTGCTACAGAAAGATCTGTCGGAATGAGAGAGTCATATGAAGCGTTAAGTGTAGGGATAAAACCTGAACGCGTTTTTGTGATTTCAGATTACTTGGACTATGAGGGCCAAAAGACGTTATTTTATAACGATGAGCGGTATGAGATAATCCGAACATTCCGCAAAGATACAGACGAACTTGAAATTACAGTTACGAGGTGAGTTATGCCATTACCTAAGAGTGTCGTGAAAATAGATAAGGATGGCGTTAAATTCACTTCTTCAGTTGATAGGGTTAACTATACCATCAAAGAACTCACCAGAGCTGCATTAAGGGATGTGGGTAAGTTCATCAGAAAAGAACTCATTAAAAAGCTTCGTGATCTTCCTGGAATGAAAAAGTCAAAAAGAATCTACAGCTCAACACAGTACTGGGGAAGGAAGATTGAAGCAGACCTTCAAATCGGTTTTAAGCATAATACATGGTATGGTGCAAAACAAGAGCTGGGTGATTCGAATCAACCAAAAAGAAATATTCTCAGGGACACAGTTTACGAAAACATTCCAACAATAGTATCAATTGAAAGTCAGTATCTATCAGCACTTGAAGATGAAGCAAAAGCACTGGCCTTAATCGATGAAAGTGAGGTGATCAGTTCAGATGAGCAAAACTAACCATTTGATTAAAGCGATTGAGGCCATTTTAAAAGAGCATATCGATGATGTCTCATACGATGATGGACTATCAGGTGGACCAGATGCTAAGAAAAACACTCATATCATCTATGAACTACCACTCATCAATCAGCCATATGAAAAGTCACTTTATCCTTTAGAGGTAAACGTCATCGGATACGGCAATACTAAATCTGTCATCGAAGATTTATGTGACGAAATCGAGAGTGACTTACATGGACACTATCATATTGATGACCACATCCAGTTCGCATCTTACTTCATTAACAAATTACCTATCAGAGAGGATGATAAGAAGATCATTCGAAGACGTTTAACTTTTGAAATACACCTCCATGAGAAAGGAGAATAATTGATGAAAAAATATACGGGTTTTACCAGTGGAACACCTGAAAAATTGCTCCTCGATGCAGGTGCATTTTTGAAGAATTTCGTTCCAGGGACAGACACTTACGAGTCTGCTAAGGCTGCAGGCAAAGTGATTGGTGCGACTGGTGGCGGTGGCGCTTTCTCAGCTGTACCGACACTCAGATCAATCCCACTGGATGGCGTCAGCGAAGATACTAAGGGGCTTAAAGTAATCGACGATTGGAAGGTTACTTTATCGGCCAACGTGAAGGAAGTGTCACGCGAGAATATTGAAATAGCGCTAATCACTGGATCAAGTGTTGATGGCACTACAGGCTATAAAAAAATTACTGCGAATAGTGACATCGTGGATGAGAATTACATCGATAACATCACATGGGTTGGCCGCTTATCAGGTTCATTAAAGCCGGTGATTATCGTCGTTAAGAATGCACTTGCAGTAAACGGTTTATCCATCAATATGGCCGACAAAGGCGAGGCTACTATTGCACTCACTTTTAATGGCCACTTTGAACAGGATGATGCAAATGCACCATTTGAAATTCACTATCCAGATGCAACGGTTGTGTAAGAGGACTGAAAAGTCCTCTTTTTACTTATTGGAGGCTATATGAAAACGTTAACGTTTAATGATGTGTTTGCATTTTCAAAGATTTTAAAGAAAACCAACTTAAAAAGAGAATTAGAGCTTAATGGAAAGACGACTCAAGCGGAAGTTGGCGCTGAAATGGTCATCACATTCTTAGAAAATTTGGACCAAGCTAAAAATGAAGTCAACGATTTTATGGGAAGCCTTACTGGAATGACAGGTGATGAGTTCTCAAAACTACCGATTGTTGAAGCTTTAACTTATTTTGAAGAGTTTAAGAATCAGCCAGGTATCGCGGATTTTTTCAAATCAGCGAGTCGGTTGACGAATTCGAAATAATCGACTTGCTGCTAAGCAGATATGGAAATGTTTCAATCCTATTCGAACCATTCGAAAGAGCATTTGGAATCATCGTTAAGGCTTATGAGAAGATGGCTGATGAAAAATTGTTCTTTAGATGGGTAACCAATTATGAAAAATATATCTCGTTTGACGAGTTTAAAAATTGTTTAAAGAGTGATGAGCGTAGCGCAGATGAAATCCTCGATGATGTGAAAAATATCATCGATAAGGCGGTGATTTAATGGCTGGTGGCATGAATATATTCACCTTGTTTGGTTCGATTCTAGTCGATTCTGATAAGGCCAATGATTCGATTCAGAAAACTGAAAAGAAAGCGGAAGGTTTAGCTTCTAAGCTTGGTGGAGGTATCGCTACGGCTGGCAAATTCGGACTGGCTTTAGGAGGCGCAGCTATAGCAGCAGGTGGCGCTATGGCTGGACTTGCGGTTAAAACCGCGGATGCCATGGGTGCAATAGATGATTCTGCTCAAAGAGCAGGCATGACCGCCGAAGAGTTTCAAAAGTATGCATACGCTGCCAAATTATCCGGGATGGAAACGGCCACACTGGAAAGTGCCATGATCAAACAACAAAAGGCATTCACAGATGCGAAGGAAGGCAGTAAGGGTATGTCGGAAGCCTATGCAAGGTTAGGCATCGACATTGAATCTGTCGGTTCAAGTAGTGAAGCATTCGACCAGGTCATCGCCAGACTTGCTGATATGGAAGACGAGACTGAGCGTAATGCGCTGGCCAATGACATCTTCGGTAAATCCTATGCCGAGCTCGCGCCGCTTCTTAATAATGGTGCTGAAGGTATCAACAAGCTTAAAGAAGAGGCTGTTGAGCTGGGCGGTGTTATGTCTAATGAGGCTGTAGCTGCAGGCGCTGAGTTTGGTGATCAACTCGATAAGGTCAAGACGTCTTTTGGTGGCGTGATTAGTAAAATCGGGATGGAACTACTACCTATATTTAGTGTGTTTCTCGGATGGATTCTCACTAATATGCCTGAAATTCAGGCTTTTGTTGGCGGGGCATTTGAAGTCATAGGAGAGGTCGTTACTTCGGCTTGGTATGTATTTGATAAGTACCTTTTACCTGTTTTAGGAACCTTATTTACATTTGCAAAGGACAATTTTCCAACTTTCAAAGCGATTGTTAAAGGCACCTTTGAGTTTATCGGGGGAGTAATAGACGGGGTAATCGGCACCGTCAAATCATTTATCGACTGGGTTGGAAAGGCTATTGACGCAGCGGATAGGTTCTTTACTAAGAAAAATGACACTGAGAATGCATCACCATTACATTCTGGATTAACTGGTGGACTAAAAGGGCGAATCGATGGAACTCATGCAAACGGCCTCGCTTATGTTCCATATGATGGCTACATCGCTGAGCTTCATAAGGGTGAAAGAGTGCTTACTGCGGAGGAAAACTCACGGGGTGGTTTGGTTAGACATGATCACTCTGGCGTAATTCGCGTTGAAGGACTTGATAAGCAAGGTCAGTTAATAGAATTCTATGATTATGTAGTTGATAGAGTAAGGAGGGATATGCGATGACGAAGCTCTTTAAGCTCACAGGCGAACAGTTAAGCATGTTCTGTGGCGTTTCACCACCACCTACTTCTGATGCGCTACTGATCAAGAATAGAACGTTGGGCGGTGGATATCATATTCAGTCCATTGGAACAGCGGTTAAATCAAAACAAGTTCAGGTGGTTGCTACACTCGATAACTCAAATGCTATTTCTGATATGTATTCGACGGGTGAGAAGGTTAAACTGACAGATGATTCAAAGTACTATGTCTGTTTAATCAATGAAGCACCAAGCTGGAAGTATGAAGCGAAGAACATTTACTCGAGTAAACTCGCTTTAATGATCACTGAGGAAGGTGCACTATGAGACAAATAGGTCCAGATTTACTCTCAAAACTGAACTCAAATGAGCAGACAGCCGCCAATAAATCTGAACCTAAAATGAGTGTACAAGTGTCCAGGGCGCGAACCACGGTCATGGACAGCACATATTGGACCGTAGAGACGATTCGGACGAAAGCCGGACTAGGTGATATAAGTCTCGCCGCACGTCGCCTAAAAGCTCACGGGCGTCCGGATCGCCTTTATGAAATACACGTGGATAACGGGGAGGTCAAAACGACTCTCCGCGAATATCCCGACCTACAGAAAGATGGATGGCAGCCTGGGTTCGAGCTTGGAGCGGGTACTGCCGTGGCCATCGCGTTCGACGGAGAGTGGGAGCTGTGGCGTAAGAAATGGCGCCTCAAGACCACTGAGAAGCCATGGATATTCTGGGTGGATGGCGTGGGCGATCTCTACACGCAGCTCTGGGATGATTTAGGCACGCGTGTGAAGCTGGCCAGCGGGGTCGCGAAGGTAAAAGCGATACGGGGTTGGAAGAACTTCTCCATCCAGGCCAATGACCAAGGCATCATCGCCGCATACATCAAAACTGATGGCAGCGTACATTATAGGAATTATTGTAGACAAGCGGACGACACCACCATCTGGGAAGTGGAGCGTGCGCTTTCTTCGTTTTCAGGCACAGCCCTCAACCTCAACCTCTTCATCACGAACGACTACCGCATGGGCTTCGTGATCCAGAACAGCGCTAACGAAATCTCCTGGCACATCACTGAGCGCAACTGGGCGGGGATGGCGATAACGCCGGAATATATCAAAGCGAATGTTGGTGGAACGATTGAGCTTGTTGAGATTGAAAAAATCAATGTCTATAATGACGAATACATCACTGCAAGTGTAGGTGGTGCAGTAGAGTACCTATATGCTATGAGTGATAATGCATTTAGAAGTGCGGAGAATTTCAGCATAGAAATGATAAACGAAGAAGAACAGCCATACCAAAACTGGGGATTCAGAATTCGAGTAAGGACAGCACACGATATGACATCGCTTGATTATTTGGACTTTACGCTTAAAGATTCGAATAATGTCAATTTCGCCATAACAGGAATAATAAAGGCAGATGTTAGAGAATACGAGTTCACGACAGGAGACTTCAATAATGCTTATGGAAATCTTATTCTTTCGTTTGTCGGAGGTGGAACTACTAGAGGTGAAGCAGAGCAGTTGATCAGTCCATTTAATGTAACATTCACCCCTCAGAATTTAGTACCGACATCAATACCTTTACCGGAAGTCGAGGTGATTTGGAATGAGTAAGGAAGAAGGCAAGAAAATAGCAGTCAAATTTACACTTCCATTAATGGGTGATGTGTCGGGTAATGAAAATGCGTTCATTATTACTGGGCAGGAGTACCTTTTTACAGACGGTCCAGATAACAATGGGCCACTGATTACTAAAACGTATTCTGTTAGCAATGTTAGAAGATATGACTTCCCACACGCGTGGCAAATCTCTAACCAACTAGAGCTTGAAAGTTCATATGTGCCTGGAGACATAGAAAATGTAAGTAATCTTGGTACTCCGATTTCCTATAATGAGTTTGCATCTAGCTACACAGATGACTTAGCTTTTAACGGTTCAATAACCGGAAATGGTTGGTATGCTTCAGGAACAGTAGGTAGATGGATAGGCTTGGATTTTGGAGAAGCACCTCAAACCATAACATCTTTCAGAATATATGTAGGTGATGGAAGATTTAAAGGTTTTGTGTTTGAAGGTTCAAACGACAATTCCAATTGGACACCTCTTTTGACTGGGGATTTTCCAAGCGCAATAGAGTGGCAAGAATATAGTTTTGAAAACGCCACAGAATATCGCTATTACCACCTAAGATGTACCAGTGTGTACACAGGTTCAAATGTTGGTGTGAAAGAGCTTGAACTTTATGGATCCTCAGAGCAACTTGTTTATAACTCAGAAACGATATATTTATTTAATGGGTTGAGCCTACAAGGAGCTTACTTGCTAGGTGGAATATCGAATATTCCAGATAATACAGCTATAAAAATTGAGCATGGTATATCAGATATCTGGAACGAGCATATCTTTTCTGACACACTACAGCTCGATTTAACATCAGTTTTAAGAATAACATTAACTACAGCAGACCAAACAATATCACCTATGATTCATGAGTTGTATTTAGACGACATCAATACCCCTCAAGATACCATAACATTAGAAATGGGAGATTCGTTTAGGAATGTAAAAAGTTTAATTGAAATCAGCTACAATCAAGCGCTAGGAAGCTTAGAAGGTGTAGGTGGTGCAGTGGGAAGCTTTATCGTAAGTTTTAATCCAACTGAGTTAGTTGAACAGCCAAATGGCGTAGGAGTACATGAATACATTAGTGTGACAGTTAGTGGCGAAATAAACCTAGTTACCATTGAAAAGCTGTCTGCGAATAGTTCAACGGAGTATATAACAGCTAGTGTAGGCGGAAATATTCAATTATTACACATCGACGATATTAATCCATAAAGGGGTGAGACCATGAAGATTGATTGTCCAATAAAGTTACACAATAAGTTTGAAATTGAAGTGAAAAATATCGATACTGGAGAAATCGTGCAGACTGGGTACGCAGAAAACATAGTACTTAACAATCTTTTTCAAGATGGGTTTGTTCAGGATACATCCAATTTTTTTGGTTATGGAATAGCTTTTGGAAGAGGGACAGGAGCACTGGACCCCAACAGAACAACGCTGTTCAACCCTATAGGTGCAAAAATTAGGACACGATTAGAAGAAGTACGAAACCAGGCGCCCTTACCAAGTTATCAAACGTCCTATATTGTTCTAAACCCGGGCGAATACACTGGCGAAACGCTCACAGAAGTTGGAGTAACCAGGAGTACAGTTTCGCCTATATATACGCACGCTTTGATAAAAGACAGTGAAGGAAATCCTTTAATTCTAGGGCCTTTAGAAGCTAATCAAGAAGTAACTATTTACAGAACTATTTATTTTCAACCGCAGTTTGAAGATGGGGTGCTCTTGTCAAATGTGGAAACCAATGCAATTTTTAATATGGCCACAGGGTACACAGGTGTAGCTTTGTCGATGTATATTGCGAGTGAAAATCCGAAGCTTTTTATCAACGACATTGATGCAGGATTTGCATATTTTTTAAATACTTTTAGCGCTGGTGTCTTATCAACACCTTTAATGAAGTTGTTAACTTCTCATTTTGTTGGTACTAAAATAAAAACTATACGCTTCCGACCGGAAACCAGCGGATCTTATAGAGGACATATGCTTCTTATTGACCTTCCAACACTCGCTCAAAATAACTCAGCACTGTGGAGCGGCCACGATTTTATAGACACTCCTATCGGTGTAGGTGATGGATCCACCACAACTTTCAATCTTACATGGGACGAAGTAAGGCTCGATAAACCAAAAACGGTTTATGTAGACGGTGTAGAAGTCACAACTGGTGTAACATGGACAGTCGGAAGTGTGTCGATTGTCCCAGCACCATCGGCACTTGCGGTTATATCTGGAGATTATTCAGTCGATTACATGCCAAAGGATAACAATCATGAGGCGTGGATTCAGATAAACATAACGTTTGCAGAGGGGGTAGCGTCATGATTGGTGAGGTAATGCTAAAAGGGCATATTCAATGTGAATGCGGAAATAACTTTTATTTTCAAAGCAGACGTAATGAGGTTATCTGTATGAAGTGTGGCAAGATGCACCCTAACAATGGTGAACCAATACCAGAAGAACCACCTACAGAAGAAGGTGATACTGATGGAACTGCTGATTGAGAATAGTGGCGTCATCGCAATAGGTACGAACCCAGACCTTATACAATTTTATGACACCTCAGCTGAGGTGTTTTTTATTGATTCAGGGGAGATAACAGGCGTGCCGATCGCTAAACTTAATGGTGATTATAGCGCGCCTGTTCTCGATGATTCTGTGGACGTGTCGCCGGATACCGGGATATCCAACCTCACCATCGATGCACTTAACGGATTCGGTGCTATCGGGTCCTATCTGTCAGGCACATCGCATAAGATGATCATCTATGAGTTTGCTTACGAGCTCGACAGATTTCTCGACAGCGGTACCATAAAAATGTCTGGCGATAAACCGGTGACTTCCTTCACGCTGACGCTGGATAATCCCATTGATGAAGGTTCTGATAAACAACTGAATGTGGCCATAAGTGAAAAGGAAGCGCTGCTCGCACCTGGTGCGAAGGTGGCGTTTATCTTTTCCATGGGCGATGCGGAGGAAGAGCTCGAGATGGGCTCTTATTTTATTGATCGCAGCGACTACAGAGTGCTTGGCGAGACGGTGAACGTCGACGGACGGAATCTCATCGGTAAAGCGCTGTCTGATCAGACGCTCGATGAAAATAACGTGCTGCCATTTGACTTCATTCATAATGTATTGTCGACAATGTTTGAGCATGCGAATCTCACCACAGACCAGTTTCTAATCGAAGCCAGCACGACGCAAAACAGCTTCCAGTTTGAACCGAACACCACAGTCATGAACGCACTGCAAGAGATTCTTAAAGCCACCATCAACTGGAAAGTCGAAGAGCTTTTCGACGGTACCATCGTCGTGGGGAGTCCAAGCTACTCGGTGTTCTCTCAGCCTGGCACATACACCTTCAACAGGGGAACTGACATCATGACGCGAAACATCGCTAGAGATGACATGAGCGTCTACAGGCGGGTATGCGTCCACACCAGCGATTATTCGGTTAAAGTGTATCGCGAGGTCTCTGCCTTCAGTGGGTGGAATCTTCAAACTAACAAGACACTTTATGTATCTGTGCCAGATGGAACATTGGAACTACAAGCAATTTTATATGCAGAAGAGCTGGCGCTGCGCATGGGTAACGTAGGCAAGATTGAGAGTTTCACTGGACCGTTTAGGCCGCAGCTCATGCCTGGCGACCAAGCGCATATAGTCGCTACGGATGGCACCACAGATCTCGGCGTGATCACTGAGGTTACGCACCGATTCGGCAAGAAAGGTTACTTCACGGACTTCACAGTGGACTCAGGCGGCAGGTTAGGTAAAGGCAAACTGTCAGATTACATCGCCATGATCACGCAGCCAAGGTCGACGGGGAGCATCGGTTACGAATAGGGGGCACCTATGAACGAGAAAAACATTTGCGCAGTACTGGCCATCTTCGCGATGGCCATCTGGCTATATGTATTCTACCTGGTACTAATTCACTTTAAATAAATTATGAAAGGATGAGTGTATGGAGCATATCAAGGAACTAAAACTAGCAATAACCTCAGTATTTGCAACACTATTTTATTTTATCGGATGGCAGGGGTTCCTCTTCATCTTGCTCGCAGTGGCGTTGTTCATCGATTACCTCACAGGATCCATGGCGGCGCGTCAGAATAACATCTGGACATCAGCGAAAGCCAGCGAAGGTAGAAGGCGAAAAGCCATGACGTTCATTGCGTTAATCGTCGCATTGATACTGGATTCAGTTATTTGGATTGTAGGAAGCGTGAATCCCATCTTCGAGTTACCTTTTGAGTGGCCGTTCCTGTTCACTTTGGTGAGTGTAATCTGGTTCATATTATCGGAAATTGGAAGCACACTTGAAAACCTTATATTACTAAACGTCGCTTTGCCTACATTTATGACAAAAGGAATTAAGATACTGAAGGCCAAGGCTGAGGAAGTAGGCGACCAACTCATGAATAAGAACCCTGACGAATGAGGTGAATAGATGAATCCTCAAATCAAATTTCTAAAGAACCCACTGGATAATCCAGTGATCTCATGCGGATATGGGAAGCGCATTCATCCCAAAACCAAATTGCCTGACTTTCATAACGGTTTAGACTTTGCCGCTGGAATGAACGTTCCATGTAAAGCTGTAAATAATGGGTACGTACTAATTTCAACTCAGCATGTAAAACTTGGGTGGTACGTGGTGATCGTTCATGTAGGATTTTGCTTAGTATATGCTCATCTTAGTAGGCGAGGCATACCGGTTGGGCAACAAGTTAAACCAGGGGAAGTCATCGGGTATGTTGGGTCTTCAGGTGAGTCTACTGGACCTCACCTGCACCTAGAAGTGAGAGAAGGCAGCTATCGTTCTGATAAGTACTTCTGGGACCGCTTTGATGGTAAGTATCAAAACTCCGTGGATCCTACGCCATACCTCATCAAGCTCGACGAAATAGAAGAGCTGGTGTCAAAAGCAGCACCAGCTCTAAAACTTAATAATCAATCATATTGGGTAGATGTCATTAAAGGCGTCAAACAGCCTAAGCCAGAGTACATCAAGCAGCTGTTTCTCAATGTGAGTAAGTAGAAATGAAGAAGCGGCCGTAATGGCCGCTTTTTCTGCTTTCATTACATAAGTTTTACATTTGTTCAAAATATTTAAGATTAGTATAGTGGTAATTAGTGTATAATTTTAGTAAACAAGCCGATAGATTAAGTGAACTAGTTAAGTTGTGTAATCTAATGTGTTGACAAGTAGAGTATAGTTAAATATAATTGATAAGTGCACATTACAGTTTTAGTTAGAAATGAAAAGATTAGTTAGGAGAAGGCTATGGTCAAAAAAGTAGATAAGAATGAGCAGGCTAAGTTTGGGTTGTCAAATTTTGTTGTCTTTCTCAATCAGCTTATTGAAGATTCGACTAAGTATTTCCCGGGAAGCTACTTCTATACTGAAATGAAAAGCAACACGTATAGAATAAATGCTTTTGAGAATGATTTACGTACACTTGAGAAGTATAGAAAGTTTGATATATCTTTACTTCAATTGGTTCAAGAATACTATATGAGTTCAATTGAAAACGCCTTGATGCATAAGAATCAAGATTTGTATTTTGGTGTGATTTATAACATTATGGAATCGCTTGAAAGTAGATTAATAGACTTATCGGAACCCAAAAATGAAGTTGAATCATTCAAAGTAAAAAGTAAAAATGAGAAAGAATCAAAGAATGATAATATTTATTTTGAAAAACAATCCACAACGGATTGTTTTTATTTTTTTTGAATGTAAAATAATAATAGACTAATAAAAAAGGGGAGTCAAATAGATGATTTTTAGTACTGAGAACATAATCAACCATCCCATTCAACTAAAGAGGGTTAATTTAACTAATTTGAAAGTTGATAAAATTTTGAATGTTGAAGAAGTTGGAGATGTTGAGCGGAATATAACTGTTTCTACAAGATCTAGTTCTGAAAACGTAATTAACGGAACAATTGAAGTTACTTTAAGTGTTGAAGCTACACTAGAGACAAAAAAGTATTACAGCATTGCAATTACATATCAAGGTGATTGTGAGAATAGCATGCCTAACATTACTCAAAAAGAGTATGACTATTTTCTTGAAGTTCAAGCGATTAGAATGATTTGGCCATATTTTAGAGAAACACTTCCTTCATTGTTGTATAGAATGGGTGCAGAACCATTTCAATTGCCAACAATCGATGTCTTAAACACTATAGCGTCAACTTTGGATGCTAAGAGGGAAAATGAGTAGCCCTAACCAAATAACAACGAACCTAAATGGCGCAAATATTTGTTTTACGGATTCTGATTCAGCTTGGATCAATGACCCATCAATCTTAAGTATAGCTCATAAAATTGTGGAGTTAATGTATCAAGAAAGAGTTTTACGCAAATTTTTACTCGAAGTAATTTTTGAATGCCATATGAATGAAACTGCAAACTCATACAGTATAATTGAAAAAAAGATTAAAATGCAGATTGCTTTTTATCCAATGCATTCAGATAAATTACTAATTTTCAAAAGTCAGTATCTTCAACTATTTAGTCCTGATAAAATTCTACAATTAAAAGATAGTGATAAGGATGCTTATATAATTTGGGTAAATAAAATTCGCGGAACAATTTTAGAGTTGATTCTAGAAAGAACTGTACATAAAAAATTTAATGCGCATATGATTGGTTGTTATGTGAGCGTAAATGGGAAAAAAATTAGCTATGAAGGTAAACAATCTGTTGATTTAGCCGGTATCAAGAAGGAGTGCTTTTTCTACGAGTGCAAAGTTACACCAGAAGGATTTGATCATAATGACGGACCAAATCAGTTGAACCTTCTCTTGAAAATTAAAGATGAAATGGGAAATAATTTAGTACAATCTAATCTTTATTGTGTTAGTGCTGGACCAAAGGCACTAATTGAGGATAAGCTGAAGTATATCAGACCAGATAGATATCTTGAGTTCAACTCAATTGGTGCAACAGAATTAATTTCATAAAAATAGCGACGTTATGTCGCTATTTTTTTATGTCATATATTCAATTTATTTAGAGATCTTCATGATTCGTCTATCAATACGGTGATTTGTTCTGTAAAAATATCGATGTCGCCCTCAATCAAATCACTTATTCCATTTGCTCTTGCTCTGACCACATAAACAGTACCCATAACCCCAACACCATCATACATAAAATTTGGTTCGTCATATTCGACATCGGTCTGCATTATTAGCAGCAATCCACGACCAAGGGACGCATAAACAGCGCGGATATCTAACTCCTGGTACATATCTGGGAGAGTCTTTGAACTGACATGGATTTCAATCGGATTTGAATGTGGTCTCTTCATTATTATAGTAGGCAT